TGCTGAAATTATTGAACAAAAACAGATAGAAGAACAGATTCAATCAATGGCCAAAATGATGAATAAACGCTTTGGCGCTGGCACATGGGATGAAATTTTAGAGCTAAGAAAAAAACGTGTTGAGGAAGCTAAAGAACGTAAAAAAAGACAAATAAAAAATGCAAAGATATCTAAGGAAAAATCTGAAAAATTTTGGAGTAAGGTTTTAGTAGAAAGTAGTAAAGCTATAGGAATTTTATTTCTAATTTTAGCAATGTATGGATTTATTGCTACTCATAGTAAAGCTCCCCTTCCTTGGTTCTGGTAAGGGATATAAATAGTATTATGGCAACAGCTCAATCACCACTTGCAAGACAACCAGATAAGTTAGACTATACAAGTCCAACACAATTTCGTTTTGGTATACATCAATTACCAAAAGTAGAATTTTTTACTATTTCCGCAAATGTGCCAGCAATTAGTATGGGTGATGCAATTTTTCCTACACCGTATAAACCTATTCCAGTGATGGGTGATGTATTAACATATGATAATCTTTCAATTAGTTTTATTGTTGATGAATATTTAGAAAATTATATTTCTCTTCATGAATGGATGACTGCAATAGGTTTTCCGAAAAGTAGAAAACAGTTTAGTAATTTTAGATCAAATACATCAAATACTCCAACAGCAACAAAAGGAACAAGTGACGATATAGGTGATGTTCAACCATCAACAGGAGTAAATGCTTTATTTTCTGATGCTACTCTTACAATACTGTCGAATAAAAATAATCCAATAGTTAATGTTTTTTTTCAGAATATATATCCTGTAGCTTTGGGTGCATTAGAGTATAATCAAGGTGTAACAGATGTAGAATATATAACTGTTACTGCTGATTTTTCTTATCAGATTTATGAAATAGAAACAATTTCATAATTATAAATATGTTCGAGCAGATTAGATAAACTTTAACAGTTTTCAAAATATAGTCTTAGGATAATATAAAAAAAGAGAGTAATCAAACTCTGCTCACCTTTTTGAAGAAAGTATATAATGACACTTGAAGAATTACAAAAAGAAGCACGAATAGACCTTACAATTTTAGATCAAGAACGTCTAGATCAAGAATCTTACAAAAATCAAAATATAAAACCTAAGTGGTTGGAATACAGAACTAAGTATGACCAACTGCTTATTATGGCAAAAGCAAATCACCAAAAGATGTACCGTGAGAAATGGGAATACTATGGTGGTAAGGCTGAAGCAAAAGTGTATGTTGCAAAACCATTTGACCTAAAAGTATTAAAAACTGATCTTCAGATGTATATAAATTCTGATGAGGAAATTCTAAACTTGCAAGGTAAAATTGCATACTACGAAAGTATAATTAAATATATTGATGGTATTATTAAATCTATCGACAATCGTGGATGGGATATTCGTAATGCTACAGAATGGAAAAAATTTGAAGCAGGAATGGTATGAACGTACATGACTATATAAAATATTATAAAGAATCTGTACCTCTTAGTTTGTGTGAAGCTATAAAAGAATATCCTTATAATTATAAACCTTCAACTTACTCAAATCATAAAGGTAAGACTCATAATAGTGAAGAACGAGTACGAATGGATGAGTATTGGGTAAATAAAAATAATCAATATTATGATGGTATGAAAGCAGCATTTGAGTGGGTTATAAAAAAATATTCTGAAGAATTTCCTTTGTTCAGTGTTCAACATATTACAGATTTTAGAATTAACAGATATCCAGAAGGTGGATTTATGTCCAAACACGTTGACAATATTCATCATAGTCATGGTCAACAATATGGATATCCTCAAGCATCTATTCTATTATATTTAAATGATAATTATGAAGGTGGTGAATTTTATATAGCAGAAAAAAAGTTTAAACCAGAAAAAGGTTCTGCTATAATATTTCCTTCAAATTTTATGTATCCTCATGAAGCAAAAACAATTACAAAAGGGTTTAGATGGAGTGTTGTATCGTGGGTAATGTAAAAACATACAAATGTTTTCCTACATTGATTCATGAATTTTCGTTAGATATTCCTATTGACGAAAAAATACAAATGATATCTTATATTCAAACTTCTAGTGGTGCTGATCTGTTAAATCAAACTAATGATGATGTACATGGTATGTCATATTTTAAATATTTAAAAGATAAAATTGTTGCATTAAATAAAAAAATATTAGATGATTTTGATTATGAATATGAAGATTTAATTATAACTAATATGTGGGGAAATCTAATAAGTTCGGGTGGTAATCATCCACCACACACTCATTCAAATAATTTCTTGTCTGGTGTATTTTATTTAAAAACTAATACAGCTTCTGCTCCCATACAGTTTTTTGATCCTAGACCACAAGCCAATGTTATAATACCTCGTAGGAAAAAAACTAATTGGAATAATTCTACTATGATTCAATTTGACCCTGTAGAAAATACTGGATTTATATTCCCCTCATGGTTACAACATTGGGTAAAAATAAGTAATGGTGAAAGAATAAGTATTTCTTGGAACATATTAGTTAAAGGTCATTACGGCGAACCAAAAACATTACAAAATGCTTATATCTAAGAAAAATGAAGTTTATTTAATATTATCAGATTTATCTCCATCACAACGACAGGAAATATCAGACTTCTTTACATTTGAAGTACCAAACGCAAAATTTATGCCTATGGTTCGTAATCGTATGTGGGATGGTAAAATACGTTTATTCTCCCCTGCAACTGGTGAAATTTATTTAGGATTATTACCATATATTAAAGAATATTGCAAGAACCATAATGTTAAATATACTCTAGAGAAAGGAGTAGAAGATGAGCGGAATGTTGTGGATACGGTTGTTAGAGGCTTCATCAAAAGTCTTAAACCCAAAAGTAAAGGAAAATCTCTCAAAGTACGAGACTATCAAATACAAGCTGTACAGCACGCCATATCCAGAAATCGTGCTCTTCTTGTTTCTCCTACTGCTAGTGGTAAATCATTAATAATATATGCATTAGTTAGATACTACCAGATGGCAGAACACAAGACATTGATTCTTGTTCCTACTACATCACTTGTCGAACAAATGTATACAGATTTTCAGGATTATGGTTGGAGTTCAGGAACTTATTGTCAAAAGATTTATCAAGGATACGATAGAAAAGTAACAAAGGATGTAGTTATATCAACGTGGCAATCTGTTTATAAAATGCCTAAAAAGTATTTTGAACAGTTTGGGTGTGTAATTGGTGATGAGGCTCATCTATTTAAAGCAAAATCTCTTACTGGTATTATGACTAAATTACATCAATGTAAGTATAGGTTTGGTCTTACAGGGACGTTAGATGGTACAGAAACTCATAGATTAGTATTAGAAGGTCTTTTTGGTTCAGCTAAAAATATAATTACAACAAAAGAACTTATTGATAAAAAGACCCTTGCAAATTTGAAAATAAAGTGTATAATATTAAAACATCCAGAGATAAGAGAAAAAATGGATTATGTTGAAGAGCTTAACTACATTGTGTCTAATGATGTTAGGAATAAGTTTATTATGGATTTGTGTCGTTCTATTAGTGGTAACACTTTATGCTTATTTCAATTAGTAGAAAAACACGGTAAAATATTATATGATAACATGAAAGGAAGTGAAAATGTTTATTTCGTATATGGTGGTACAGATACAGAACAAAGGGAAAAGATTCGTGGCTTGGTTGAGGGACATACTAACTCGACAACCATTGCGTCTTATGGTACTTTTAGTACTGGTATTAATATTCGCAACATTCACAACATCGTGCTCGCGAGTCCAAGTAAATCCAAGATTAGAGTATTACAGTCAATCGGGCGTGGATTACGTAGGAGTACATCTAAAAGTACCATTTTAGTATTTGATATTGCAGATGATATGAGTTATAGAGAAAGAAGAAATTTTACACTAAATCACTTTCTAGAAAGACTAAATATTTACAACGAAGAACAATTTCAATACGAAATAAGTAAGGTAAAATTAAAATGAATACTGAAATCAGATTGTTAAAATTAACAAATGGTGAGGATATTTTAGCTCAAGTTGATATAACGAATCCTGATTTATATCATTTAGATAATCCTTTATTAATGAAAATACAATCTAAAATAACTCCAAATGGAATTCAAGAAGGTCTTCACCTTAGTCGTTGGGTACAACCCTTTTCTGAAGAAACAAATTTTTCAATTGAAAAACAACACGTAGTTCTATCTACAGAAGTTAGTGCTGGATTAACTCGTTATTATCAATATTCTATTAGAAGTTTTGAACATGATGATGATAATATTAGATTATCAGAACCAACTAATAAAGAATTAAAACAAATTGAAATGGAAGAAGCTATGGAAGAAGCTATGAATGAAGGTATTGAAGAATTTAATGAAATACCCTTACAATCTAAATTAATTCATTAACAGGTCTACATACCTATTATACACATAAAAAATCTTTTGTCAATTCCCTTTTGTTACTTGACAATTATAACCAAGTAGTGTAGTATGGTTTAATTATAACTTATAAAGGAGTTTCTATGGCTAAACAAAAGAAACCGCACTATGTTGATAACAAAGTTTTTCTACAAGCAATGATTGAATGGAAAGAAAAGTGTAAGGTTGCAGAACAAAATGGAAAAGAAAAACCACCTGTAACTAATTATATTGGAGAATGTTTTTTAAAAATAGCGACACATTTATCATATCGTCCAAATTTTATTAATTATACATATCGTGATGATATGATAGCTGATGGTATTGAGAATTGTCTTCAGTATGTTAGTAATTTTAATCCAGAAAAATCTAATAATCCTTTTGCGTATTTTACACAGATAATTTACTATGCTTTTTTGCGTAGAATAGCTAAAGAGAAAAAACAATCACATGTTAGAAATAAAATGATTGAAAAGGTTAATTATGATTCGTTTGTGACAATGGATGGGGATGATACAACATATTATGTGAGAGGTTTTGATCCTACAGTAATGTTGCCTAATGAAGATGTATATAAACCAAAGAAAAAAGAAAATATTAAAATAAATGGTTTAGAAAATTTTATGGAGACAAAAGATTGAAGCTTGCGATAATAACTGACACTCATTTTGGTGCAAGAAATGATAATCTCAATTTTAACGAATACTTTTTTAAATTTTACGACAATATATTTTTCCCCACTTTAAAAGAAAGAGGTATTACAACGTGTATCCATATGGGTGATGTTGTAGATAGGCGTAAATATATTAGTTATAGAATTGCAAATGATTTTCGTGAACGGTTTGTCAATCGTTTTAAAGAAATGTGTATTGATCTTCACATTATAATTGGAAATCATGATACCTATTATAAAAATACTAATGAGATAAACTCTATGGAAGAGCTTGTTGGTTCTGATAGATTTAAAATTTATACAGGCCCAGAGGTTGTAGAGTTTGATGATACACCTATACTCTTTATACCTTGGATTAATTCAAACAACTATGAAGTTTCTATGGATGCATTGAATACTGCAAATGCAGATATTCTTATGGGTCATCTTGAAGTCAATGGTTTTGATATGTATAAAGGTCAACCAGCAGAAGGTAGGTATGAAAAGAATCTATTTAGTAGATTTGATACTGTATTCAGTGGACATTTTCATCATAAATCAGATGATGGTCAAATCTATTATCTAGGAACACCATATGAATTATTTTGGAATGATTTTGAAGACCCAAAAGGATTCCATATTTTTGATACGAATACAAGAGAACTTGAACGTATTGTAAATCCTTATACTTTGTTTGAGAAAATTTATTATGATGATACTGATAAAGATTATAATATTCATGATACAACCAAATATAAAGAAAAGTATGTCAAACTCATAGTGGTCAATAAGAAAGACCTATATCAATTTGATTTATTTGTAGATAGACTTTTGAAGGCTGATGCTCATGAAGTTAAGATCATTGAAGATTTTTCAGAGTTGGATGCAAAGAATGTATCAGATGATATTGTAGAAAATACAGAAGATACAATGACTCTACTAGAAAAGTACATTGATGATTTGGATGTAACACTAGATAAAAAGAGACTCAAGAACACAATGAAGTCTTTATATAATGAGGCACAGGATTTAGAACTTTGATAATTTTTAAGTATGTGAGATGGAAGAATCTTCTTTCAACTGGTAATCAATTTACCGAAATCCAACTAGACAGAAACAACACAACACTAATAATAGGAGAGAATGGCTCTGGTAAGTCAACTGTTCTTGATGCATTGTGTTTTGGTCTATTTGGTAAACCTTTTCGTAACATTAATAAGCCACAGTTGCTAAACTCTGTTAATATGAGTAGTTGTGAAGTTGAAGTTGATTTTAAAATTGGAACAAAAAGTTTTAAAGTAATTCGTGGTATCAAACCAAATATTTTTGAGATATACATTAATGGTAAGATGTATAATCAAGATGCAAATGCAAGAGATTATCAAAAGTATCTTGAACAACAAATCTTAAAATTGAACTATCGAAGCTTTACACAAGTTGTTATTCTAGGTAGTTCTACTTTCATTCCTTTTATGCAGTTGAAGGCCAGACAACGTAGAGATGTTGTTGAGGATATTTTGGACATTCAAATTTTCTCTCTGATGAATATGCTTCTTAAACAGAAGTTGAAAACAATACAAGAACATCAAAAGGATGCAAACTATAATCTAGATTTGACTACTGAAAAGATTACTTTACAGAACAAGTACATTGATGATGTTAAGAAGAATAAGAATAAGTTGATTAAAGATAAGGTTGATATTATTTCTGGTAATGAGGAAGAAATACACAGTAGACAAAAGAAGATTGTTGTGCTTGAACAGGCCAATGAGGATTTGGGTTTTAATACTTCACACTTAAATGATACAACAGAGAAAGTTCAGAAATTAAAGGGAATAGATGCAACTCTTAAAGAGAAGCGTTCTGCAACTAAGAAGTATGTTAATTTTTTTGAAAGTAATGATGACTGTCCTACTTGTGAGCAACACATAGATGAGACATTTAAAGAAAATATGATTGTAACTAAGAAAGGTGAACATGATAAGTTTGATTCTGGTATACAAGAGTTATCAGAAGAATTGGAAAGACAAGAGGGATTACTCGCGGCAATTAATAATTATATTGGGAAGATACGAGAAAATGATGCAGAGATTGGTAAAATTAATTATTCTATTAAAGAAATGGAAAAGTTCAACACCACTTTACAATCAGAGATTGTACAACTACAGTCGGGCGAAATCAGTAAAGAGGATATGGATAAACTGAAAAGTCTGAAAAAATCTTTGAAGTCATATCAGAAACAACAGCATGGTTTACGTGAAGAACAAACGTATGCAGAGGCTGCTCGTAGTATGTTGATGGACACTGGTATCAAGACAAAGATTATTAAACAGTATCTTCCTATTATGAACAAACTGATAAACACATATCTTACTACAATGGAGTTCTATGTAAACTTCACATTGAATGAAAATTTTGAGGAAACAATCAAGTCTCGACACAGAGATGAGTTTACGTATGCATCTTTCAGTGAAGGTGAGAAGATGAGAATAGACCTTGCACTACTCTTTACATGGAGAGCAGTTGCAAAGATGAAGAACAGTACAAATACTAATCTTTTGATATTGGATGAGATATTTGACAGCTCCCTCGACTCGACAGGAACAGATGAATTTCTCAAGATACTCAATACCTTAGATGGAGAAAATGTATTTGTGATTAGTCATAAACAAGATGTACTTGTAGACAAATTTAGGAGTACGATTAAATTTGATAAGATAAAGAATTTTAGTCATATAGTAGAATAATGGGAAAACGATCAGACTTTGAAAGAAAAACTAGAGACTTCTATCCTACGCCGATAGAAGCCGTATATCCTCTTTTGGAACATTTAGAAGAAGATTTTACGTTTGCAGAACCATGTGCTGGGGATGGAACATTAATAGAACATTTGGAAACAAAAGGTATATGCACTTGGGCTAGTGATATTGAACCACAATTAGAGGGAATTTATGCATATGATTATTCTCAACTTACAGAAGAAGAATTAATTGAAGCACAATATATAATTACAAATCCGCCGTGGGATAGGTCTATTTTACATCCTATAATAGATTTTTTTGCACCCAAGATACCAACTTGGTTATTATTTGATGCTGATTGGATGCATACGAAACAAAGCAGAAAGTATATGCCAATGTGTAAAAAGATAGTTAGTGTAGGCCGAATTAAATGGTTTGGTAATATGACTGGCAAAGACAATTGTGCTTGGTATCTTTTTGAGAATAAATATCGAATACCAATAGCAACATCAACTAAATTTTATGGAAGAACATGATAGAAACAATTGGATTTTCTGAAGGATTTCATCATGCTGGTATTTGTATTTTAAGTGATACAAAAATTAAATTTGCTTCTCATTCTGAACGATATAGTGGTATTAAGAATGATAAATGGTTACATAACGATTTGTTAAAATATCTTAGTTGTAAAGAATGTAAAA